AGCAGCAGTCCATGGAGCACTATCTGGAAGATCAGTACCAGAGTTTTCTTACGTCACGCGCAACTTTTGAGGATTTTTAAAGGGGGTCTATACCAATAAAGATAAGAAATACAACCGTAGTTCCAACTACACTTGTTGCTTAACAATTTTGTGAAGCAAAAGTACTGGTGGGTGCCCTGAACTTGGGCGTCCTTAAATTGGACATGGCATGATACAGCGTACCGATAAAGGAAAACAAGATGGGCAAATCGCTATTGTCCAACAAGACGTTCTAAAAGGCCTCTAAAAAGCCCGTAGCACGATTTTATGGCAGGGGTGGTATTATTACACTTAAACGGTATTAAAAACGACATACGACGCTATTATGGGGCTTTTAGGAGGCGATACTATGAAAATAGCTAACGAACTACCAAATTTCGAAACGTTACGAAATTTAGGAAGCACGGCTCTCTACTTAATCGCAACACTTCCAGAGGATCGGTAAGGTGTCGATTTTCTAAACCCTTGATATGACTGCGTTTCTAAGGGGTCGATACTATTAAAACTATCCCACTATTCGGAAAGTGGGGGCATGCTATACCAAACGGAGAGGAGTAATGATGAGTGGTTAAGAATCCGTATTATCAGCAGAACAATGGGCGGTTACCAAGCGACCCTCCGAATTATTTAGGAACAGTGGCAAGGGAAGTTTGGCGCAAAATCATTCCGTTTTTAGAAAACACAAATAAAATTCAACGCATTGATACGTTCTTGGTTGAAACTTACTGTACGAATTATGAAATTTACAAGCTTGCTTATGAAGATATAAAAGAGAATGGTATTCAGCAAGAAATCAGGAAGCCTATCCAATCGCCAGGGTCTGGTGAAATTCTCGGTGAACAATCAATGGGCTTTAAAAAGAATCCAGCAGTCGCCACAATGAAAGACGCCGTTGACACCTTGAATAGAATTGGTGTTCAGCTTGGTTTGACCCCTAAGGGACGTAAAGAGCTTATGGAAATTGCGAGTGAAGATACAAATAAGGTCTCAACAACGGAAATGTTGAAGGAATTTTTAGGGAAATAAAAAAAGAACGGCTTATGCCATTCCAAGGTATTCTTTCGATAAGTTCTGCTAAGTATATTATACGTGAATGTTTATAATTGCACAACACGTATATAAGTGTTATAATATATTTAGAGGTAACAATATGACGTTTTTGTACTCTCAAGATTTAAGTAACAAAAAATAAAGCGTTATATCTAACGTTTTATTTTTTTTATTGAAAGGGGGTGATTAATAGTAAATGAAAACAAATTTAACAAAAACTCACGATATAGATGCAGCATATAAAGAATTTGATTTCACCGACATTGCAAAAAAATATCAAGACGATGGAACAAAATATTGTTTTGATGCTTTGGAAGGGCGAATCACAACTGGCTATATGATTAAACTGGCTTGTTTCCGCCACTTGCGAGACCTACAAAGACAAGGTAACGACGACTTTCCGTATTATTATGACACGGACGAAGCAGCTAAGCTACTGCGCTTCGCTAGGATCTGCCCAAACGTAGACACTGGTGAACCTACACAGTTGATGCCGTGGCAGAAATTTATTTTGTGTATGCTTTTTGGGTGGAGAAATGCAAACGGTGGTAAACGTTTCAGCCGTGCCATTGTTTCAGTCGGTCGAGGTCAAGGTAAGACATACTTGATGGCTATTCTGACAGCTTATTCGTATTTTATTGAAAGCCTCGGACTTTCCAATCAGGACTATTTGGTTACATCAATCAACTTCAAACAAACAAACAAGTTGCTTGGTTACATCAAATCAATGATGAAGCAAATAATCCAAAACGAACCTTTCAAGAGTTTGGCAAATGAAACTGAATTGGGCTTGCATAGTGACCAAGTTATTATGAAAGCAAACAACAACGTTTTGAGAGCTATATCTGCTGAGAGTGGGCAATATGATAGTTTTCATTTTACAACGGCTATTTTTGATGAAATTGGAGAAATTGAAACAAGGGATGCGGTTTCTAAGATTGTTTCTGGGCAAGTAAAGGTGCCCAATAGGCAATTCATTCAAATCTCCACTGCCTACCCAAACCCATCAGTTCCTTTCAGGGAAGACCAAAAGATTTTGCAGCAAGCCATGGAAGATGACGATAATCGTGACGCCGATACGTATCTTTGCTTAGTTTGGTCGCAAGATAACTTAGACGAGGTCTTCCAACCAGAAACATGGGCAAAGAGCAATCCACTGCTAGACTTGGAGAGCGAACGTGAGAACCTTATGAAAGGGTTAATGGACAAGCGAGATAGCGACCTGCTAAGTGGTAACCTCGCAGACTTCCAAGTTAAAAACATGAACTGCTGGCTACTTGCTGACAGTAACAGCTTTCTTGATTTGAAAGATATCGAAAATGCAGTTATTCCTGAGTTTGACATACGTGGTAAGCGAGTTTATGTAGGATTGGATGCATCAATGTTCAGCGATAATACAGCCATTGGCTTCGTCTATCCATACGTTGGTGAAGATGGAAGTCAAAAATGGCATATCGAACAGCACAGTTTTATCCCATGGCAACAAGCGGGCTCGTTAGAAGCAAAGATGGAACAAGACGGTGTTAACTATCGAGACTTGGAAGCCAAGGGCTACTGTACTATTACAAGCCACCCACAAGGACTTATCAATCCAGAGGAGGTTTATCGCTGGTTTGTAGATTATGTCGAAGACAATCAGCTTGATGTAGTATTTTTCGGATATGATGCTATGATGGTTTCTAAGATTATCAAAGCATTGGAATCTAATACAAGTTTCCCACTCATGCCAATCAGACAGCGTACAAGTGAATTGAAAGACCCTACAAAATTCCTACAAACACTGTTCATTGAGGGCAATATCACTCGCTTGGATGATGAGATTATGCGTAAAGCCTTGATAAATGCAGTTATTAAAGAGGACAACATCGGTATCCAAGTAGACAAAATGAAATCCACTTACAAGATTGACGTTGTGGATGCTCTTATCGATGCTTTTTACGATGCCATGTACGCATTTGAAGACTATGCAATCACAAACAATCCAACATGGAAAGTCGAACATATGAGCCAAGAGGCAGTTTTAGCATGGCTAAAAAACCCAGAAAGTGGGCTATTAGAGGAGTATTAATATATGATTTTGAAGTTTTTTAAGGCAATTTGGGCTATTTTCGACATTTTAATGTTCATTTTAGCTGCAATTTCACTCAATATAACCACTTACCACCTTGGCTATGTATGGTTTGGCATTAGTATGACCGTTACATTCGTACTTGCTGGATTAGTGAGTGAGCTAGCCTCAAAAAATGGCTAGAAAGGAGGTGATAACAATTGCCAATATTTAATATAACGAATCTTGCAACAGAGAGTCCACCTAGTAATCAAGGTGTCTTTTTTGATATTACTGATCCAGAGTTTTTAGCTACTATTCAGGGTAGTGAGTGGGTATCAGCTGAAACTGCTCTCAGAAACTCAGACTTATTTTCTATTATTAATCAACTCTCAAACGACCTTGCAACCGTTAAACTGACAGCCAGTCGGAAACAATTACAGGGAATCATTGATAACCCGTCAAACAATGCTAACCGCTTTAATTTCTATCAATCTATCTTTGCTCAAATGCTACTTGGTGGGGAAGCCTTTGCTTATCGATGGCGAAATGAAAATGGGCGGGATATGAAGTGGGAATATTTGCGACCGTCTCAAGTATCATTCAATCGCTTGGATAATAAAGATGGAATTTACTATAACATCACTTTTGACGACCCACGCATTCCACCAAAACAGCACGTCCCACAAGGTGACGTCTTACACTTTAAATTGCTATCTGTGGATGGTGGTTTGACAAGTGTAAGCCCGTTGATGGCTCTTAGTAGGGAGTTGAATATACAGAAAGCCAGCGATAAGCTGACGCTTAACTCTCTCAAAAACGCCTTAAATGCCAATGGTATTTTGAAGATTAAAGGCGGTGGCTTGCTTGATTTTAAAACTAAACTCTCACGCTCACGGCAAGCGATGAAGCAAATGCAAGGCGGTCCGTTAGTGCTGGATGATTTAGAGGACTTCACACCGCTTGAAATTAAGTCGAACGTGTCTCAACTGCTTAAGCAAGCGGACTGGACAACTGGACAGTTTGCTAAGGTCTACGGTATCCCAGAGAATGTAGTTGGAGGTCAAGGAGACCAACAATCATCGCTGGAAATGAGTTTAGATCTCTATAACAAAGCAGTCTCACGCTATCTAAGACCGTTTATTAGTGAATTATCTCAAAAACTATCCTGCGATGTAGATGCAGATATTTTGCCGGCTGTTGACCCTACTGGCTCTAATAGTGTCAGTCGGATTAATAGCATGGTTAAAAGTGGCACACTCGCTCAAAATCAAGGCTTGTATATTTTGCAACAAGCTGAAATTTTACCTAAAGAGTTGCCAGAAGGGGAAAACCCTAATAAGACCACATTGAAAGGAGGTGAGATAAATGGGGAAGATTGACATTAAAGGCTATATAGTAAGCAATGACGATAGGGAATTCTATGATTTTTATGGAATGACCAGTACCTATCCTAAGATGGTACAAGATGCCATTGCTAACGATGAAGATGAAGAAATTACGCTTAATATTGCTTCAAACGGCGGTGATGTGTTCGCAGCTAGTGAAATCTATACTATGCTTCGAGACAGTGGCAAGCGTATTGTAGTTAATATACAAGGCTTAGCAGCGTCTGCTGCTTCCGTCATATCAATGGCAGGCAATACCGTTCGCATTAGTCCAACGGCGCATATCATGATTCATAAAGCATCTAGCGGTTTCGTTGGGAACAGCGATGACATGGAACATCAATCAGTAGTATTGAATAGCATTGACGAGTCTATCGCTTTGGCTTACGAGATGAAAACTGGTCTTAAACAATCAGAATTATTAGAGCTTATGGCAAAAGAAACATGGCTTAATGCCAAAACTGCTGTTGATAAAGGCTTTGCAGATGAAATTATGTTCTTTGGTGACGATGAAGAACAAATCATGGTTACTAACGCTGTACATCAGATGCCAAGCAAATCAGCAATCAATAAATTTAAAAATATGATTGCTAAACCTAAAACCAATTCTTTGCGTGAGCAAAAATTGAAAATTTTACTTGAAAAATGAAAGGAAAATAATTAATGAAAACATCAAACGAATTGCATGACCTTTGGGTTGCTCAAGGCGACAAGGTCGAAAACTTGAATGAGAAACTTAACGTAGCTATGCTTGACGATTCAGTTACTGCTGAAGAGTTGCAAAAAATCAAAAATGAACGTGACACTGCCAAAATGAAACGTGATATGTTCAAAGAACAGTATACAGAGGCTCGTGCTAATGAAGTAGTTAATATGTCCGAAGAAGATAAAAAACCTTTGACTGAAAATGAAGAAGAAGTTAAAGCTAATTTTGTTAAAGACTTCAAAAACCTAGTCCGTGGTCGCTACCAAAACTTGCTTGACTCTAAAACAGACCATTCTGGTTCTGATGCAGGTTTGACTATTCCTCAAGGTATTCGCACAGCTATCAATACATTGGTTCGTCAATACGATTCATTGCAAGAGTATGTAAATGTTGAGAACGTAACTACTCTTACTGGTTCACGTGTTTATGAAAAATGGACTGATATTACAGGTTTTGCTAATATTGATGATGAAGCAGGTAAAATTGCTGATATTGATGATCCAAAACTTTCTCTTATCAAATACACTATCAAGCGCTATGCTGGTATCTCAACAGTTACTAACAGCTTGCTTGCTGACTCTGCTGAAAATATCCTTGCATGGTTGTCTGGTTGGATTGCTAAAAAAGTTGTGGTTACTCGTAACAAGGCAATCTTGGGTGTTGTTGGCGAACTCCCAACTAAACCAACGTTGACTAAATGGGACGATATTATTGACCTTGAAGCTAAAGTTGACCCAGCTATCAAACAAACTTCATTCTTCTTGACTAACACTTCAGGCTTTACAGCTCTTAAAAAAGTCAAAAATGCTTTGGGTGACTACCTCATGGAACGTGATGTAAAATCACCAACTGGATATTCAATCGCTGGTTTTGCAGTTAAAGAAATTTCTGACCGCTGGCTTCCTAACGCTTCATCAGGAGTTATGCCGCTTTACTTTGGTGACTTGAAACAAGCGGTAACATTGTTTGACCGTCAACAAATGTCATTGCTATCTACCAATATTGGTGGTGGTGCGTTTGAAACTGACACTACTAAAGTACGTGTTATTGACCGTTTTGATGTAGTAGCAACTGATACAGAAGCATTTGTGCCAGCATCATTTAAAGCTATTGCTGACCAAAAAGGTAACATTGGTTCAACAGCAGTCTAATTAGGAGGTAAGCTATGAGTGTATCTAAGGAAACTATCATGCAGACTCTGAATCTGGATGAGACAGACGACACGGCACTCATCCCAGCTTACATTGAATCAGCTCGACAGTACGTCGTTAATTCAGTCGGGGATGATCCAAAATTTTACAACCTCGACAGTGTGAGAGCTTTGTTTGATACGGCTGTAATAGCCCTAACAAGCTCATATTTCACGTATAGAGTGGCATTGACAGATACGGCAACATATCCTGTTAATCTAACGCTAAACAGCATAATCGGGCAGTTAAGGGGGCTGTACGCAACTTATAGCGAGGAAAGAGGTGACTAATGGCTAGAGTTGGATATTTACCCTCAGACTTTCGTTATAAAGCAGATTTTGGGACATATCAAAGCACACCCAACAAATTCACTGGAGTGAGTGTGCCAAAGTTCGTGAAACAATTTACGCTTCATTACAAGCCACACACTAGAACGCTCAATCAAGAGTATTTGGCTCAACAAAATGGCGAAAGTGATACAATAGTTATCGTCATCCGCCACAATGCAAAAGTATTAGAAGGTCAAGTTGTCACTTTAAACGGCACTCAATATGACATCGTGCGTATCAGTGCAGACGAAAACTTTGGTTTTAACCACTACGACTTTCTGACACTTAGAAAGCACAAGAAAGTTGGGTGATAGCTTATGACAGGTCTTGACGAAGCGTTAGAGGGTTGGCTTAAAACAGTGGCTAGTATTGGTGATTTAACACCAGCGGAACAAGCAAAGATTACAACCGCTGGTGCTAAGGTGTTTAAAGAAGAGTTGGCAGAAGTTACTCGTCAGAAACACTACTCAAACAAGAAACATTTGAAGTATGGGCACATGGCTGACGGTTTATCTGTCCAATCCACAAACGTGGATGGTAGAAAAAATGGTGTGTCAACTGTGGGGTGGGTGAATAGGTACCACGCCCAAAACGCTAGACGATTAAATGACGGCACTAAGAAATATCGTGCTGATCATTTCGTCACTAATGTACAAAACGATAGCGCTGTCCAAACTAAGGTGCTATTGGCAGAAAAAGAGGAATATGAGAAACTTATCCGCAAGAAGGGAGGGGAGTAATTAAGTGTTAGCAACCGTAAAATTAAAAGAGTTAATTGAGGGTAAAGGATTTGGTGAAATAAGCGAAGTATATGCAAACAACTTACCTAAAGAGCTCGAAGATAACACCGATAAGACAATCGTGTTGCTCACCGAAAGCAACCCATCACTTGATTTAAGCGGAAATAATACCTTTTTCAGTAAAACAGATAGAGTAGAAGTACAGATTTTTTATAAACTCGATATTGATTTTGATATTGAAGCTTTCGAGATGGAATTGATAAAATTCTTAAAATCTGAACACTACTCAATAACAGATATAAGAGAACATAGCATAGACCCTGATACTTTACAGTTAACAGCGGTCTTTTTTGTTGCTTTCGATAGATTTATTTAACAAAAAAAAGGAGAAAATATATATGGCAATTGTAGGTTTGAAATTAGTGAAACTTGCTTTGGTTGACCCAAAAACTCAACAAATTATTAAAGGTGTAGAAGGCCTTTCAACTGACGGTGTAATCGAAATCGATTCTAAAATGCTTGGTACTCGTACCGCTAACATCTCAAACTTGGAAGGACAAGCTACTAAAGTCCCAGGAAACAACGAAGTACAGGATGTTATGATTGGACCCGGTTCACCAACGGTTGCTTTTGAATTTAACAACCTTGATTTTGATATCAAACAAAAAATCCTTGGATTCAAATCGGATAAAAAAGGTGGATATGTGTACCAAGGTGAAAAACCACACGTTGCAGTATTGATTGAGTCACAAACGCTTGACCGTAAAAACTCAGTTTACTTTGGGTTTGCTAATGGGATCTTCCAAGAGTCAACACAGAACGTAGCTACAGATACAGACACCGCTCAAACCCGTCAAAACGACCACTTGACATATAACGCATTGTCAGCGATTGCATTTGGCGGTGAGCCAATCAAGAAATACTTCACGGGTTCATCAACTTTCGATAAAGCTAATATGTATAAAGAAGTATTTGGTGGATATACACTCGCTACTTCTACAGCAGTTTAAGACACATCATAATTCGCAAAGAGGTCAGGCTTATGGCCTGGCCTCTATTTTTTTAAAAAAGGAGTAAAGACCACAATGGAAATCAGAACTATTAAAATCCCTGAAATCAGCAAGAAAGCATTTGAAGTATTTACAAGCAACCGCAATGTATTGCGTATGCATGAGTATCAGTTAGCAGTACTTAAAATCAGTGACACAATTGAAGATGGCGACACACAAGAGCAGGCTCAAGGTAGTTACTCAATCCTTAAAGAAATGCTTGGCTTTATCCGTGCTGTTCTTAACTTGAATGATGAAGATTATGACAAGTTACTCGATTTGGAAAATAAACGTACACAAGAGATTGCTGAGAAATTAGTGGGCTATATGTATGGTTTGACAGATGAGCAACTTGAAAATGCAACTGGTGAAACTGACCCAAAAGAATAAAATCAAAAGGTGAACAAATTTTTGATTTAGAAAATGGCATAGAGAATTTGAAGCTCATCGCTAAGAGATCGATTCAAGGTTTTGGTTGGACGTTGGAACAGTATTACGACACTGATTATTATGAATTGATGAAAATCTTGAATGCAAAAGAGGAAGAGAATAGGATGGTAGACCCAACATCCTTACTCTAATTTTTTAAGGAAAGGAGGGAATATAACATGGCGAAAATACAAGCTACCATGTCTACTGAAATAGCCTTAGACACGCTTCAGGCTGCTGACTCGATTAAACGATTAACTCAGTTAGTCAATAGTTCTACAAATGCTTGGAAGGCTCAAGAAAGTCAGATGCGAAGCGCTGGCGACTATTTAGGTGCGGCTCAAGCAAAATACGAAGGCTTGAGTAATACCATCCAGAACCAACAGCAAAAGATTGAGAAACTGAAACAAGAACAGTCTCAACTTAAAGGGAGCACCGTCGAAGTCGCCGAACAGTACCTTAAGTACCAACAACAAATCGACCAAGCTACTACACGCTTAGCTGCGTTGGAAAATCAACAACGTCAAGCTAAGCAAAGCCTTGATTATCATAAGTCTGGTTTGGCAGAGCTTCAAAAGGAATATAAAGCCCAAAACGAGGCATCTGATACCTACATCAAGCGTTTAAAGGCAGAGGGCAAGGAAGACGAAGCTAGACAGGAACAGCTCAAGCAATACAAGGGTTCAATCGCTAACCTAAACAAGCAGTATGAGACCCAAAAAGAAATGCTTGAGCGTATCGCTACTCAAGCAGGAAAGACTAGCGATGAATACCGTAAGCAAAAGCAACGCTTAGATGAGACAGCTACTAGCTTGGCTCATGCTCGTAATGCTGCTGATAGATTGAATGACGAGATTGAACAAAGTCAACGTTCTAGCACGTTCATCGGACACTTGAAAGAAAGCTTTCACCGTTTGGGGAATGAAATCGACGATACTGAACAAAAGACCTCACGTTTAAAAGGTATCTTTGGGGCTACGTTTACAGCTAATCTTATCAGCAACGGTTTCCAAAATGCGTTGGGAGCTATCAAGGGTAAATTTGACGAAATTGCCCAATCCAGTTCCGAATACGTTAAATACCAACAAACCATGAACGCCACTTGGTTGACCTTAACGGGTAATGCTGAAGAAGGTAAGAAGATGGTCGATATGACCAACCAAATGGCACAAGCAGCGGCTAACTCAACCGAAATGGTTGATGGTATGAACCAAAAATTCTATGCAGTCACTCACAACATCGACTTAACTAAACAGCAAACACAAGCTATCTTGACTTTGCAAGACGCTTTTGGGCAAACCGATGCAGCAGTTGAAAACTTTAGTGTGCAATGGTCACAAATGATTGCGAACGGCAAGGTTTCAGGTCAAGACATGTTGTCAATTATCAACGTCTTCCCAGAAATGAAGCAAGCTATTAAAGACGTTGCAGCTGAACAGCTTGGTATTGCGAACATGACAACTGAACAGTTTGCCAAACTGCAAAGCGAAGGCAAGATTACGTCAGATATGGCTATCGAGGCTCTGCTTCGAACGAAAGACAAATACAAAGATGCAACCGAGAACTTCGCAGGCACTATCGGCGGTATGGAGCGTACCCTCAATAGTCGTATGCCAGCGATTATCGCAGCTTTCCGCGACCCAATTGATAAAATGAAAAACCCATTTTTAGGTAAGGTTAGTGAATGGGTAGCTGACAAGAGCACGGAAGACAAGTTTAAAACACTTGGTGAACACAGTGCTAAAGGCTTGGAAACTATCTCCAACGCTTTCGCAAAAGTCTTTAATATGGGCGATGGCACAGATAAGCTCAATTCATTCATGGACAAGATGATTGAATGGGTTGATAAAACGAGTGATAAAATTGCTCAAAATGCTCCTAAAATCGCTAGCTTCTTTACCGAACTCAAAAAAGGTTTGGGTTACATCATAGAAATTGGCAAGGCTTTTGGTGAAGGTGTTTGGGAGGCGACTAAAGGCATTGTTGAAGGTATCGCTGGAGCTTTTAAAACGCTGAATGGCAACAGTAAGAAATCAAAAGAACCTATCAAGGGCGTTTCGGATGCTTTAGGTGAAATCGCTAAGCACAAAGAGGCTATCCAGACCATCGGTAAATTATTCGTTGGTTACTTTGCATCAAAAGCAGTTTTAAATACCTCAAAATCACTTTTCGGAACGATAACAGATGGTATTTCAAACGTCAAAAAAGCTGGTAGTAAGGTCAATGGCGCTTTAAATTGGGTTATGGGCGTTCGTGGAGAAGACGCAGTAAATAATAAACTTGGTGGCATTAAGAAGATTGGTAGAGGAACTAAATCAGCTTTTAAATGGACTGCTTCTGTAGCAACTAAAACTGCTAAATTAGCTTTAACGGGATTACTAAACACTGCTAAATTTGTAGGTAACGGTATTAAACTTGCATTTAATTTTTCTAAAGCAAATCCACTGATTTTAATTGCTACAGCTGTAATCGGTATATCTACTGCTCTCTACGAACTTTACAAACACAATAAGAAATTCAAGAAATTTGTTGATGATTTAGCAAAGAACGCAAAAAAAGCATTTGACAACATTGTCAAATGGTTTAAGGATATTCCTAAAAATCTTAGCAAGACTTGGGATAACATCAAAGACGGCGCTAAAAGCGGCATGAAAAATCTTGGTTCTGCTATCACCGGTAAACTTTCTGACATCGGTAAAGAGTGGAACAAAGGCTGGAAGAAATCCAAAGACTATCTATCAGACCGCTGGGATGATATGAAAGGCAATACTAATGAAAGTATTAAACGTCTTGGGTCTTCTATCAAAGATAAGCATGATGAAATCCACGACAGATGGTCTAAGACTTGGAACAAATCAAAAGATTTCCTATCAGACCGCTGGGATGACATGAATGCTGACGCTAAGAAGAAATTCGGCAAGGATTTAAAAGGTTTACTCTTTAGTAATCTAGACGCTATCGGAAGCAAATTTCAAGACATCTGGAATGGTATTCGCAATGGCTTCAGTGACATGTGGAACGGTTTGAAAGATTTGGCTGGTAACGGTATTAATGCGGTCATCAAAATTCCGAACGATGGTATCGACGGCATCAACGGCTTAATCCACGACTTCGGTGGTCCGAAGAACGCAATCGGTAAAATCCCTAAAGTTAAATTTGCGGATGGTACAGGTCTATTCAGCTCATACCGAAACCCAATTACTAGACCGACACTTGCTACACTAAACGATGGTAATGATAGCCCTGAGACTAACAACCAAGAGATGGTAATATTGCCAAACGGTAAATCATTCTTGCCACAAGGTCGCAATGTTGAATACCTCTTGCCAGCTGGTTCGGAAGTTATCAATGCCAGTGAATTGGCTATGCTCATGGGTGTTGAACGTGGAGCTTATGCTAAAGGTACTGGTTTTTGGTCTAAAGTCTGGGATACAACTACCAATGTAGCTGGCTCAGTTTGGAATGGGCTGAAAAACGGTGTCGACAAATTCAAAAAAATGATTGAATTTGTCGGAAGTGCTATTAAAGACCCTGTTGGTACACTAGCTAAAAAATTTAGTCCTAATGCTGATAAGCTAGCTGGTTTGTTCAATCCACTTGGTAACGCACTTTATAAGAAACCTGTCGGAGAAGCTAAAAGCTGGTGGAAAGAACTTTGGTCAATGGCTAACGCTTCAATGGACGAAGGCACTGTAGCTATAGGTGCTAAAGGCGATGACTACCGCTTTAAAGACAAAGCTAAAGACGCTGGAGTTGACCCATGGGGATACTACTATCGTGAGTGTGTATCGTTCATTGCTAGTCGTTTGGCAAATCTTGGTGTTAACCCTAGCTTGTTTAGTCATCTAGGTAATGGTAACCAATGGGTATCTGCTAGAGTGCCACACTTGAGTAGACCAAAACCGGGTGTAGTATCTGTCTACACTGGTGGACCAGTATCAAGCAACCACGTTGACTTTGTAACAGCAGTACACGGTGACACTTACGACGGCGAAGATTATAACTATAATGGTGATGGTAAATATCATCAATTTACTGGTCGTCATGTAAAAAATGCTGCTACATTCCTTGATTTCGGCGTCCGAGATTTTGGAAGCGGTGAGGATGGAAAACCGCTTAAAGATCGCAACAACCCACTTCAAACTTTAATTAAACGCCAAGTTGGTGGGATGTTCGATTGGATTAAGAAAACGCTTGGTCCGTTGCTCAGCCCAGCAGGCGGCGGTGAAGACCATCCACAAGGAACTGGGGTTGCTCGTTGGCGTGATACGGTAGTCAAGGCCTTGCAAGCTAACGGTATAGAACCAAACAACTTCCGTGTTTCTAAGATTTTAGCTACCATCCAGAGAGAATCAAATGGCGACCCTAATGCTCAAAATAATTGGGATAGTAACGCACTAGCAGGCCATCCATCAATTGGTTTGATGCAAACCATCGGGCCTACTTTTAACGCTTATAAACACAAAGGGCACGACAATATCCGAAACGGTTACGATAACTTGCTCGCTGCAATCAACTACATCAAACATCGCTATGGAACGTCAGACGCAGCCTTTAACCGTGTGGCTGCTTATGGTTACGCAAACGGTGGCCTAGTCCAAAAGAACGGTGTTTATGAGCTCGCTGAGGGTGATATGCCAGAGTATGTTATTCCAACCGATATTGCAAAACGTGGTAGAGCGTGGCAATTGCTTTCTGAAGCAGTAGCACGCTTTGCTGGAGATGCACCACAAGGAAATTCTGATAATACATCAAACCATAAGCGTGTTTCTGTACTAGAAGACAAGCTAGACGTCATGATTGGTTTGCTTAGTCAATTGGTAACTAATGGCTCTAAGCCAATTGAGATTCAAAATATCATCGATGGTAGAAGTGTTTCAAACGGTTTAGCGCCATTTATGACAAAAGCCACAAACGAATATGAGCGCAGGCAAGCGCTGTTAGGAGGTCAAATTATTTGATAGGAATGTCAGTAACTTATGACGGCAAGAACTTAACCGAATTATTCAATGAAGGTCAAGGACGTGCCGTTCCAGTGGATGTCACCAAAAACGTGGCATCAAATTTCAACAACAACTATCAAGACCAAGGGCACAGGCGTTATGGTCAGCAATTCCTATATAACACCTTATCAGTTAAACAGATTCAAGTATCGTTTACTCTAGTTGGTAACTACGATTACTTTAATAGCGTAGCTGAAACGCTTGGTGGCTATCTGAATGTAGATAAACCGAAACCATTGATTTTCGGAGATGAACCTAATAAGGTTTGGGAAGCTATCCCGTCTGGTCAAGCATCGTTAGCAGTTGATAAGAACACCTCACCGATTACCGCAACAGTAACGGTTACATTTGATGTTCCCAAAAGTTACAGCGAAAACAAAGCCGAAGCCTTGGTAAGTAGCGATGGCGAAACCAAGTTCGGCAGTATTAAAAAGGTATCGACTGGGCATTACAAGGCAACTTTAAAGAACTTTGGTACGGCTGAAACATACCCAGATATTAAGTTAAAATTTAATTCAGATAATGGCTGGGTTGGGATTGTGAAATCTGCTACTGAAAGCTACGAGGTTGGTAATCCTAAAGAATGGGATAACCAAACGGTTAAAAAGTCAGAGGTACTGTTTGATTACGCTTCATCAAACGGAGAGCACAGAATCCCTAACGGTTTATCTCAAGGATTGAAAAATGTTGGTATCTCAAATGATAATATCAACGACACCAAGCCAAACGGAACTCTTTATATCGATAATGCTTGGGGTCGTCCTCACATTGCATTACAGAGCGGTCAAGTAGCATCGGTTACTTTTGACATACCAAGGGATTCAAGCGGTGAAAAAGGTGCGCTATATGAATACTTTTGGTGGAGACAAATTTTTTGGCTCGGCTCTGCAAACCAAATGGGATACTTAAAAATCTGTGTAACAGATGCAAGCGGCACTTTCTTGTATGGTGTTGAAACTTTTAAACGTTACAATGGTTTAGGCTGTGAATATAATTTTCTAGCTGGTGACGGCAAGGGAGGTTTCCGTATTGTCGACAGGAAGAATTTTTTAGGAACGCACATCGAGCAGCACAACCCATTTAATGAACCTAGGGGATGGTCAGATATTATGCGGTTTGATGATGTCGTTCAGTACTACTGGTGGGGTTCATACCCAAGATATTCTATCCCTGAAATAAAGGGTAAAAAATCAGACAAAATCCATGTCATTTTTGGTAAGGTCGGCAACGCACCACTTGTTACACACATGTATTTAGATGATTTCATTTATCGAAAAGACAACGTTTATAAAGAAGAAGATATTCCTAATCGTTTTCACATGGGTTCTATCTTAGAGGTGGACATGTCTAAAGGTAAAACCCTTATCGATAACTTGCCAGCATCTAATGAGTTAACATATTTGTCTGAACCATTCAGCATTGGTATTGGTGAAACTGAAATTGACATTTACACGTCAAGCTGGATAGCCAAAGACCCAACAATTGAAATTTCATGGAAGGAGCGCTTTGTTTAATGCAAATCTGGATTCATGATAAAAGTATGCGTAAAGTGTGTGCTTTGAATAATGAAATTCCCGGAATGTTGCCATATACGAACAGTCAATGGCATCCATACCTTGAATACTCAACAAGTACGTTTGATTTTACAATTTCTAAAATTGTGAACAGGAAACTGCACGATGATATCAAATATATCAATGACCAGATGTTTGTATCATTCTATTTCGATAATTCCTATCATGTTTTTTATGTATCAAAACTCGTTGAGAATGATTTTAGTTTTCAAGTCACTTGTAATAACACCAACCTTGAATTGGCAATGGAAGTTGCACGACCACTTGCAGACAGTGGCGGTCCCAAAACTATTGAATGGTATCTTCAAAATCTTGAGTTGCTTGGTTTTGCAGGTCTGGAAATAGGTGTCAATGAAATTTCTGATAGAACAAGAACGCTTACTTTTGAATCTCAAAGTGGAACTAAACTAGAGCAACTTCATAGCTTGATGAATCAATTTGATGCAGAATTTATTTTCCGTACCGAATTAAACCGAGACGGAACTATGAAACGTTTCATCATCGACATCTACCAAGAAGCAGATGAAAACCATCACGGTATAGGTAAGGCAAGAGGAGATGTTGTTCTCTACTACCAAAGCGGATTGAAAGGCGTTCAAGTTACTAGTGATAAAACGCAACTTTTCAACGCTGGTAATTTCATTGGACAAGATGGCGTTAACCTAAACGATGTCGAATTTGAGGAAAAGAACGAGCTAGGACAAGTAGAGTTCTATTCTCGAAAGGGCACTAGCTTCGTTTTCGCCCCACTGTCAAGGGAACGCTACCCATCTACCATGAATCCAGACAGCGCTGATAACTGGACACGTAGGGATTTTCAGACAGAATACAAGGACGTTGAATCCTTAAAAGCTTACGCCTTGCGTACTATCAAGCAGTATGCTTATCCACTATTGACTTACACAGTAGATGTTCAGTCTAGCTTTCTGGATAACTATAAAGACATCAATCTAGGTGACACTGTTAAAATCATCGATAATAATTTTAGAGGTGGTTTAGCCCTCGAAGCGCGTGTATCTGAAATGATTATCAGCTTTGACAATCCCACAAACAACTCGGTTGTTTTTACTAATTTCAGAAAATTGGATAATAAACCGTCTAGCGAATTACAACAACGTATCGATGAGATTGTTTCTAAGTCATTGCCATATCATGTTGAGATAAGGACCACGAATGGTACAGTATTTAAGAATGGTATTGGTCGTTCTACTGTTAAACCAGTTTTGAAACAAGGCGATAAAATTGTTGATGCAACTTATCGATTTGTGATTGACGGAACTATTAAATACGTAGGTATGACTTACGATATGGTAGCGTCAGAGATAACTCAACCAACAACGTTGACGATTGCTGCGTGGGTAGATAACAAAGAAGTAGCTTCAGAAGAAGTTACTTTTGTAAATGTATCAGATGGTAAGGACGGACGTACGCCTTATGTACATTTTGCCTATGCCGATAGTGCCGATGGTCAAAAGGGTTTCAGTTTGACACAGACTGGAAGTAAACGCTATTTAGGTGTGCTAACCAACTTCATAAAAGAAGACAGCACAAACCCAGCAGATTATACATGGAGTGACACTGCTGGTAGCATTTCGGTTGGTGGCAGGAATCTATTGAAAGGTTCGAAAGGACCTTTTAAACCTGACCGTAAACCTACAAATTTTGATAATTACGTTTATTATGAAAATGAAACTTCTGTCTATTTAGAACAAGGAGAACAATATATCATCAGTGCCAAAACAGATGGTAATTTTACTAAATGGCACAACGGAGAAATCGAAAGTGACAATATCACACTCTGGTTATTTCGTTTCTGGGATGTGGTTGACATTGTTTCTGATTCAAATACAGGTACTACAGGAACGCAGTTTACTTGGAATCATCCGACAGGTACATATCATCTACGTGTAAATACATATCATAAAACAGCAATCAAATCTGTTTGGGAAGTGAAGATTGAAAAAGGGACAATCAAAACTGATTGGACACCCGCCATCGAGGATGTACAAGATGAAATTGATTCCAAAGCCGATGATGCTATGACGATTGAACAGATTAATGCGCTTAATGAAAGGGCTGAAATCATTAAAGCAGAGATGGAAGCCAAAGCAAGCGCTGAAATTTTGAATAACTGGATTAAAAATTACCAAGATTTCGTTAAGGCAAACGAGACCGAGAGAGCTGCAGCCGAGAAAGCTTTGATTAGTTCAAGTCAGCGGGTATCAATCATTGCTAAGGAATTAGGTGAACTGTCTGATCGTTGGAGTTTCATCGATAGCTACATGACTGCATCAAACGATGGGCTTGTGATTGGAAAGAATGACGGTAGCTCTGGCATAATGATCAACCCTAACGGTCGGATTTCAATGTATTCAGCAGGGGAGGAGGTCATGTATATTTCGCAAGGTGTAATACACATCGAGAACGGGATCTTCTCAAAAACTATCCAAGTTGGTCGATATCGTGAGGAACAGTACCATCTTAACCCAGACATGAATGTCATTCGTTATGTAGGAGGTTTTTAATTGGCAGAATTTTGGAGTAATAATGATAGAGGCTATAGGATAAGGTTGTGGGTTGACCAGGTTAGCCAAGACAAAGTAGCTAATACCAGTCAGGTCAGATTTCAACTAGCACTGCTAAATACGACTACGACTTTTGCTCAATATCAATGTAACGCTTATATCGAGTTTGAAGGTCAAAGATTGAATTGGTCAGGTTCACCTAGTATGCTAGGGTGGTATCAAACAATTCCATTGATAGATCAAACAGTTACCATTAATCACGATTCAGACGGTAAAAAGACTTTATCTTTTTCAGCGCAGTTTAACGGGTCTGGTGGTTGGAGCCCTCGTACATTAACAATCAGCGGCATCTCATTAAAACTAACCGACATTCCACGGTTAAGCTCTGTAAGCGTTGATGCTGGTACTATTGGTAGCCCAGTCACTATTAACATCAACCGTCAAAGCTCTAGTTTTAAGCACACAGTACGTTATACTTGGGCAAATAAGTCAGGGACTATTGCAAGTAATGTAGACACATCTACAACATGGACTATTCCACTTGACTTTGCTAACGACATCCCAAACTCGGAAACGGGTACAGGAACAATCTACGTAGATACCTACTCAGAAGGTACCATGATAGGGACACAGTCAGCTACGCTAATAGCAAGTGTGCCAGCTAGCATGAAACCAACTTTCGAAGGAGTTTCTTTGTCAGACTCTAACACAGCCGCTCAGAACGTGGTACGAAACGCTAACACATTCATCCAGACTCTCTCTAACATCAAGGTATCCTTCAATGGTGCAAGTGGGTCTTATGGCTCAAATATCACGGGTTACCATGCTGAGATAGTCGGTAAGAACCAAACTACTGATGTTAACGGTGGCACGTTGGGTATCATGAACTACAACGGAACCATCACAGTCAGGGCAAGTGTATCTGATAGCCGTGGTCGTTGGTCTGATCCTAGAGATGTCTCTGTCACAGTGCTTGAGTATTTCGCCCCATCGCTTAGTTTTAGTGTCGTTAGAACTGGATCAACATCTAGTACACTAGAAATTATAAGAAATGCACGGATAGCACCTTTGATTGTTAATGGTATTCAAAAAAATACCATGAAATTAACTTTCAAGGTGTCGCCTTATGGAAAAGATGCTTACACAACAGACACTGGTCCCGCCTCTGGTGAATGGCTAAGTATTTCAAGTCTAGTCAATTCACCTGCTAATTTGGCTGGTGAATATGCAGCTAATAAATCGTGGGAAGTTTTGGCAATTTTGGAAGACAAATTCACATCCACGAGCTTTAAGGCACAAGTTCCTGTTGAAAGTGTTGTGCTGTCCTATGACCGTGATGGTCTTGGTATTGGTAAAATACGCGAGTTTGGAGCGCTTGACGTAAAAGGTGACATCTATGCAAACAACAGCCCAATCCAGCAATATCAGCTAACCAGTAATAACGGATCTCCAAAATGGGTAGATGGAAAACCTGTCGCTAAGAATGCAAATTTGATAGACCAACCTGGACAGTATTACCTTGACCCATCGGCTCCAGGAAACCCAAGCGGTCAATGGGGCTATTTATTTCACTACAGCAATTACGGTAAGAATACAAATGGTCGTAAAGAAGCCATTCAAACTTTTTGGGGGAAAAATGGTCAGCTTTTTTTCAGACATCACAGATGGTCTTTTATAATCAACGATTGGGAACCGTGGAAGGAATTTACAAGAAACGACCACCCAAATTTAATTAACACAGGATGGAAACCAGCAGGATATGAAGGCAGCTTCTACAAACGTGTCGGAGATGTGTTGACAGTTAAATATAGCTTTACAGGAAATGGTGGAGATGTTATGCTCGCTAATTTACCTCCAGAAGTATTTAAAGCACCTCAATTCTATATGTTTACTATTTCTGGTTGGTCTATTTTTGCTGATACACAAGTCCATGTCCAAGTTGATGTGGGAACTGGAAGGTTTAATGCTATGCAAACTAGAAATGGTATAGATTATAAAGGTCAAATCACAATAATGCTATAAAAGGAGATATAAAACATGAAATTTGAATATGATTCTAAGTCAAAAGAATATGACGCAAGCGGTGCAGCGTACGCCACAAAAGTAGTTTTGAAAAACCGAGATGGTGCTTACGTCCCTGTCTTTTTGCCAGTCGATAAAATCGACTTATCAAATACTGAATTATTGAAAGAAGCACTAGAGGTTATCTATCAAGAAAACTTCCCTCAACGTGCGGAAAATGAAAAATTTAATGAGCTTGATAAAAAAATCAAAGAGTACGAAGCATTAAACAAAAAAGCTACTGATACCATTGCTAAGATGGAAGAACAAATAAAGAAGCAGCAAGATGCATCAAACACCGCACAAGAAACATTGATGAGTATTGTTGAAAAACTTAATGAGAAAAAATTGTTGAGTGATGAAGACTTGATTGATAATAAAGAATAAAGAGAAAGGATAAAAAGATATGTTTGCTAAACTATTCGCAATTAATATCGTTAATAATAACTACACATTTAAACGAGTTCCAAAAGTATTAAAACCAAAAGTAAAAGAACTAATCGCAGATATGGTTAATGACGAGGAGCTATTGGCAAAACTCACACAAGAATAGTCTAGGAGGGATGCTTTATGGGACCACAAAACGAGCCAGATTTGATGAACTGGCTTATTACCGTTATTCTTCCTATTTCTATTTCAAGTGCGAGTTTTTATTTTTCAAGCCAGACACGTGCCTCTCGATTAGAACACAGAATAACTAAATTAGAGGTTGTCGACCATGAAATCGAGAAAATTATTAAAAACCATAATGATCGTCTTGACAAGCATCAAGAAGAACAAAAAATAATTCTAGCTCTGGTTCAAAGAGTGGACCATCTTAATGAGAGTATCGGGGAGCTAAAAGGAAATATCGAAGAAGTTAAATCGAAACTTGAGAGGATGAACAATAAATGATTAATTTTAAATTACGTTTGCAAAATAAAACTACACTAGTAGCTCTTATCTCAGCAGTATTCCTTATGTTGCAACAGTTCGGGCTTCACATTCCGACCAACATTCAAGAGGGATTAAATACTTTTGTGGGAATTTTGGTTATTCTTGGAATCGTGACAGACCCTACCACTAAAGGAATCGCTGACAGCGAACGAGCATTGAACTATGATGTACCACTAAACGATAAAAAGGAGAAATAAAATGAGCGTACCACAATCTATTGTTAATTGGTTTGTTATTCACCGCAATCTTCTTACCTACTCAATGTTTGGCTCACGGAATGGCTCAGACGGTACAGCTGACTGCTCTGGTTCTATGTCTCAAGCCCTAAAAGACGCAGGCATTCCTATCCAAGGGTTGCCATCTACTGTCACTCTTGGTCAACAACTTGCTAAAAATGGATTTTATCGTGTAAGTATTAATCAGGATTGGGACGCCTTGACAGGAGATATCGTAATGATGTCGTGGGGTGCTGACATGTCACAATCTGGTGGTGCAGGTGGTCACGTTGGTGTTATGATGGATAGCGTAAACTTTATTAGTTGTGATTATTCAACACAAGGAGCAGTAGGACAAGCTATCAGTACATATCCTTGGAATGATTACTATGCAGCTAATAAGCCTCGATATATCGAAGTTTGGCGTTATTCTGACAATACCCCACAAACCAACAACCAACCTAATACAACAGTATCACCACAACAAAAAGCTTACTACGAAGCTAATGAAGTTCAATTCGTTAATGGAATTTGGCAAATCAAATGCGACTATCTATGTCCCATCGGATTCAATTATTTTCAAAATGGAATCCCTGTTGATATGGTTAACTGGGTTGATAAAGATGGTAATGACTTGCCTGACGGAGAATCTAAAGATTTCAAGGCAGGCATGTTCTTTAGTTTTGCCGGTGATGAAAACAACATTACAGACACAGGAGAAGGCGGCTATTATGGTGGCTATTACTACCGACGTTTCGAGTTTGGGCAATTCGGTACAGTATGGCTCTCTTGCTGGAATAAAGATGATTTGGTAAACTACTACCAATAGACCACGAAAACTATAAAATAAAAAAGGAGTATATCACCTCCCCTCACACTGCAGTAGGGATACCATGGCAGTAGTGGTCGAAGCCTCAGCATTATGCTGGGGCTTTTTTTGTGTTATAATATGAATGAGATGTCAATCCCCCCACATCCTTTTATGGACAGATACGTTCTGAGTGGGGGTTTTTTTGTTTTGCTATTTTTTAAAAATGTGGTATAATATAAATATCCATTCATAATCCATTTTTTATTTCTGATTTTACAATACTGTCTATTTAAACTTCCCTTTCTACAAATTCGCGTTTAAATTATAAAAAATGGTATAGAGCTATGAGATAATCTCGTAGCTCTTTTTGTTTGCTTTTATCATAGATAAGTGGTAATATAATTGTTGGAATACTTGGCATCGTTTCGGTTAAATTCTCGAACTGTAACCTCGACTTTTAGTCGAGGTTTTCTTTTTTTGCAAAAAAAACTAAAATAATTTAGGTAAAACTGTTGACAAACTATCATACATGATATATATAGTATAAACATTATACAACAGTTCCCAAAAATAAACAATATGTTCCCAGAAATAAACTTTTTTTATATTTTTTTTATTTTTTTGTTGACAAACGGGAACACATTAGATATACTATAATTGTTCTAAGGAACAAGTAATAAAAATCAAAAGAAAGGAGATAACCTATGAAAGTTGATTTGCTTCGTGTGAAGGCCGAGCGGGTAGCAAAAGGTTATACTCAAGCGAAAATGGCTGAGCTAATGGGATTGGCTCGTAATCAGTACAACAAGAGAGAGAATGGAAAAATCTCATTTTCTGCTGACGAACTTATTACACTAGCCAACCTTTTAGGATATAACAAAGATGAAATTGGTATTTTTTTTAAACAAATCGTTCCCGAAACGCAACAATAATATTAGAAAGGAACAATATGAACGAAATAGCAACAAATGATTTCGACTACTCTTTGCTCGATGCAAAGACAAAAGAATTCTTAGAAGAACGTGCCAACATCATTTATGGTATTCAAAGCAAGAGTGCTTATGAAATAGGGAAACAACTTGCCAAAGCTCAAAAAGAGCTTTCGACTAGAGGGTACGGATGTTTCGAAGAGTGGTATAGGAGTTTGGGATTTAAAACAACAAAAGCATACGAATATATCAATCACTTCAAATTCGTTTCTTCGCAAAACGAAGAAACAAAAAGAGATTATAGCTCTTGAAAAAAAGAGTGACTGAAAGCATTATAATGTTGATGTTTCAATAAAATCAAAAAAACTTTAAAAAAAATCAAGAAAACTGTTGACATTGAATTTTATTTAAGCTATAATATGTTTGTAAGTTAGTTAGAGAGGAGGAACAAAAATGACAGAAACAGTTCCAAAAATTACAATCAAAGAACTCCGAGCACGTCACAATTTGACACAAGAGGAATTTGCTAAAAGTGTTGGTACGTCAGCACAAACAGTTAGTGCATGGGAGAAGAATGTACTTTCTATTTCTCCTAAAAACATGGTAACCATTTGTAAAAAATACAACCTTCAATCGTCTGATTTGTATGGATTTTGATTTTAAAACTTGAATTGTTAGAAAGGAACCAAACGCACAAACTGGTTTTCATCAACTATAAAGGCTTCAAGTCCTTCATCGAATGGAAAACTAGAAACAGATTCAAATAATATTAATAACCCTAACCGTACCAAGGGGCTAGTGAGTATCTTAACAAAAAGTACCAACGATTGACATTTATATACCTCCTTAATATATAAACCTCACTAGTCACTTAGTGCGGTTAGGGAATGAAGAAAGGAATTTAAAAAATGAAGAAATTATTTAACTGGATTTGGTCAAGCAAGCAAACAGAAACAGAAGTGCCAAAATGGACTTTTGAAAAAAATGCATCAGAGCCTAGCCGTGACCGATACAACAAGGCACACGGATTAGGAAAGACATTAATTTAAAGTAATATCGTTAGCTGTTTCAATCCGTAGCCACACCTCGGTGTGCGGAGTGCAACTAAATACCTTATACCCCAAAAATAAATATAAATAAAAGCCAAAACTACCTTCTTATGAAATTGAATATTAACGAAGCACATCGGGGGCTGGGTGCGGATTGAAGCACTAAAAAAGCACAGGTATCTTAATGCGAAAGTATCAACTATGGAAAGCGAGGGCTTACGATTGAGGATTTATGTTAATAAACGCAAAAAATTGATTTTAGCACCAGAAGTTTTTGAAAAATATGGTGGTGTCAGTAACGAAACGATTCAAATTAAAAACGGTGAATTTTCAAAGGAAATTGAAAAAGAAGTCAACGAAGCTATGCAAGAGATTATTGATCGCTGGCAACAAATTTTCGATAACATTCCAACGGAAGCACTGTTTGCTGAAAGACAAAGGCAAGTTAAAAACTTTATTGATTTTGAAACAGTACTAACTGATTTAGTTGAAAAGGAGTTTAGCAGCGATGAAGAAAGGAAGAAATAACGGATGAAAATTATAAATGGGTCGAATATTGAACGAACAGAGAATTGGCGCGTACTGTTATACGGAAAGCCTGGGATTGGTAAAACAAGTGTCATTAAGCAATTAAAAGGGCGGGTGTTGGTGTTGTCGCTTGATAATAGCTATCGCGTGTTGTCGCACAGCGAAAATATAGATGTGATCGAATTTGACCGCGAGCACCCTACTGAAGCGATTACCGACTTCTTGAATGACGTTGATGATGTCTTGGGCGACTACGATAATTTAGTAATTGACAATGTCTCGAGCCTACAAAGCGACTGGTTCGTGCAAATGGCAAGAGAAAGCGCCAGCGGGCTTCAAAATGAACTTCAACATTTTAGCCGCTGGACGAACTTCTTCCTGCGCGTGCTAACGGCAATTTACAGCAAACCAATTAATATTTACGTGACTGCGTGGGAAGATGTACGAGACCTGAACCTTGAAACAGGCCAAATAATTTCCCAATACATTCCACAAATCAGAACAAGTGTTCTAAGCCAGTTGTTAGGCCTCACAGATGTGGTCGGAAGAGTTGTTGTCAACGAAAAGACAGGCAACCGTGGGTGCATTCTAGAAGGTAGCGAAGGTACCTACGCTAAGAATCGCCTCGATAATCGAACAGCTTGCAAGATTGAAGACCTCTTTAAATTTGGTGATTTAGATGGAACTAAGGAATTACCAGAGTGACCTTGTTAATGATATCAAGCAATCAATCTTAAGAGGTAATAAGCGTATCATGGTGCAGTCACCACCTAGAAGCGGTAAAACCGTGGTGATGGCTCACATTGCCAAAGGTGCGACAGATAAAGGTAACACTATTCTGTTCTTTAGTCATCGAAAAGAAATCAATGAACAAGTAGTTAATACCTTTAAGCGTAACGGCGTTGACATGAACTTAGTAACCATTGATAGCGTGACTAAGGTAGCACGAAACCTAGATAGGATACAAGAGCCTTCGATTATATTAATTGATGAAGCTCATCACGTCAAAGCTAAAACCTATCTAAAAATTATTGAATACTACTCTAACAGCATTGTTCTCATGTTCACAGGTACACCTGCACGGCTAGATGGTAGTGGGTTTGATGATATCGCAGACGACATTGTTCTCGGAAAGTCGGTTAAATGGCTACAGGAGAACGGGAACATCGCACCATTTAAATATTATGCCCCTTCTTTAATCGACACTACAAACCTAAAAAAGCGTGGTGGAGAGTTTACTAAGAAATCCGTAGATGACACAATGAAACGTGTGATTTACGGTGATGTTATAAGACACTATGAGAAGTTAGCCAAAGGCAAACAAGCCATAGTATACACACATAGCGTAGAAGCTTCTGAGAGCGTTTCTAACACGTTTAACGATCAAGGCTATACTTCTATCGCAATCAGTGGTAAAACGCCACCAGAGGTTCGAGAGAGGGCAATGCAAGCCTTTAGAGACGGAGAACTTACAATTATGGTTAATTGTGAGTTATTCACTGAAGGAATTGACCTGCCAAACGTTGATGTTTGCATCATGTTAAGACCAACTCAATCATTATCACTCTATTTGCAGTTTGCCATGAGGGCTTTAAATCCAAGAGACGGTAAAACAGCTATTATAATCGACCATGTTGGAAATGTTGATAGGCATGGATTACCAAACGATGATAGAGAATGGTCGTTAACTGGTGTAATTAAGAAGAAACAGAAAGCAAAACTCGGTGAACCTACCACACGGACGTGTGATGAATGCTACGCTACGTTTTGGAGTGCTGAACGTATCTGTCCACTGTGTGGCCATGAGAATCAGCCTACAAAAGAAGAAATTGAAATAATTCGAGAAATAGAACTCGAAGAAAGACGGCAAGAGGTTGCTAGTAAAGTTGAAACATTCGTTACTAGTGACCAATGCCAAACAGTAGAAGAACTCAAAGAGTTCGCTAAACAACACGGATATAAACCCGGTTGGGTTTATTACCAACAGAAAAAAAATAATATATGGAGATAAAAAACTATGTTTACAATTGATTACTCACAAGCGAAAGAATTCGGATCTATCAAAGACGGTACTTACGAAGTTACTATTGATTTAGCAAAACAAGATGCTACTCAAGGAGGAGCTGACTACCTTGACATCCGTTTTCGTATTCGCAAGGACTTCCAACAAGAATTCCAAAATAACATTATTTTCTATCGCATCTTTGCTAAAAAAGATGATGGAAAATATCCAGTAGCTTCTATCATGAATCTTGCTAAAGCTGCAGGAATTCCTGATGGTACTAAATTTAGTAGCTTGGAAGATTATCTCAACCAGTTGGAAGGAAAAGCTCTTAAAGTTACCGTTAAAAACGAAAAATCTGAGTGGCAAGGTAAAACCTACGAAAATCTAAACGTTAAACGTTTGGAAGTTACCGATATCCCACTTCCAGAAGTTAATACTGAGATTTCAGAAATTGACCTTCCGTTCTAATTATGAAGATGGTTGATTACGCAATCAACTATCAACGCATGGGCTATTCTGTTATCCCTATCTCAAAGAATGGCAAAACCCCTCTTATTTCTTTCGCTGACAAACCACCAATGACTGAAAACGACATTCGGAGGGTGTGGCGAGATAATCCAGATGCTAACATTGCACTTAAAACCGATACATTCTTTGTCATTGACGTGGACATGCATGGCGATGTTGACGGTTTAACTAATTTAAGAAATTGGGAACATGCAAGACTCATACCCAAAACCTTGCAAGCTATAACCCCCAGCGGTGGGAGACATATCTACTTAAAAAAAGACCCCAACCATCCTATATCGCAAAATATTGGGATGATTGAGGGAGTAGATATCAAGGCACACGTTAATAACTATATATTAGTTCCACCGTCCAATAATTCCAAAGGATACTATGAATGGGATACAGTGCATTCGCCAAAAGATGGAAGCATAACAGAAGCACCTCTTGCGTTGATAAAAGTATTGCAGAAAATGAAACCAGAACCATTAAACTATGAAGTCTCATCGTTTGCTAGTGACAGTGTTAGAAGTACAAAAACCACAAAGTTATTCGAGAGCATCTTACTAGGTTTTGGAGACAAAGGCGGACGAAACAATGCACTTGCCGAGTTTGTCGGTGGACTGCTACTTAGAGGCGTTGACCCAGAAATCACTTATCATCTTGCAAAGATGGCAAACAACAACACCCAAGAGCCTTTGGGCAATAAGGAATTTGAAAGGACATTTAAGAGCATGTTAGACAAAGAGATAAGGAGGATTGGACTTGACAACGATTGATTTCGATTATTACAGAGAACAATTTGCAAGCTCTAGTCTCTCGCCTGGGAAACCTAGCAGCAAAGAGGGAATTAAGAATAAGCTTAAAGCCTACCGAAACGACTGGTTTGAAAAATTCAAGGAAGAAAATCCAGATAGCAAAGAACCAAAGGCATTGCCAGAATTAGCAGTAGCTAAAGGTTTAAATAAATGCACTCATGTTATCACCCTCGAAAATGGGAAAGTAGCTATATATGATCCAGATCGGGGATACTACCAAAAAGATTACAGATATGCCTACCAGCTTATCTATATCTTAGAACCTACATTCAATGAAACAAAATGCCGAAATGTTCTATTCTTGCTATCAAACATGAGCAGGGAATATGAATATAATAACATGTATATGGATTTTGAACCAGAATATCGAGATGTAAGGCGTTTTATTCTCGTTAAAAATGGCATCTACGATAAACGAAAGAAGAAGCTGCTATCGTTTGACCATAAGTTTATTAACTTCAGTACCATTGAAACAGAACTGGTCGAGAATGCCCCTAAACCAATTATTAATGGTTGGGATGTCGATAGTTGGTTGTTAGATCTCATGAGTGGCGACAGTGAGCTTGTAGAATTACTATGGCAAGTGATTGCAGCGTCACTTAATGGTAACCATTCTTATCGAAAATCGATTTGGTTAGTTGGTAACGGTAACGATGGTAAGGGTACGTTTCAACAGTTAATTAGCAATCTTGTTGGATTAAAAAACGTAGCACCATTAAAACTTAATCAATTTTCTGAACGTTTCGGTCTTGCCATTATCGAAGGGAAGACAGTTATCATTGGTGACGATGTCCAAGCTGGTATATATGTAGATGAATCTTCCAATTTTAACTCAGTCGTTACTGGTGAACCAGTTTCAATTGAGAAAAAAGGAGAAAATCCTTACTTAGCGCAATTTAAGAAAACGGTTATCCAGTCTACCAATGCTATGCCAGTGTTTAAGAATAAGTCAAACGGGACATATCGACGTATCGTGATTATCCCATTCAAAAAAACATTTGGCATCAATGATGACAATTGGGCAATTAAGGATGATTACATCAATCGTAAAGAAGTTTTGGAATATGTTCTTTGGAAAGCAATTAATTTAGATTTTGACAAATTCAGTGAACCAAAAGCGACACAAGAACGTATGCAAGAGTTCAAGGAAGAAAATAACACAGTTTATAAATTCCTTAATGAATACTTGTCAGATGTCGTTTCCACTCGAATTCCAGTTAGGTTCTTGTGGGATGTATACCGCTCATGGTGTCATGAGGGAAATCATACTATACCTAAAAAATCTAACTTTGAAAAAGAGTTGGCACAGAATTTACCAGTTGGTTGGACTAAAGAGAAATGGAGACCATTAGATCAATTCAATCCAACTAAAGATAAGCCAGATTATTGGCATGATTTCAATTTTAAATGGGATGTAGAAAAAGATGGCAAAAAAACAGCTGCAATCATAGCTAAGACACTGTGATACCGCCAGACACCAAGAGCGGTGTCCTCGAAAGTCCTTGATAGAAAAGGGATTGACACGCTTAGACACTAAGATACTACTTTTATATATATTTAAATAAATAAATAAATAAATATATATATATATAGAGAGAGAGTCAAAAAATAAGGTGTCTCGGTGCCCAAAAGTGTCAAAAACCCTTATATATCAAGGGTTTTCGTGGGCACTGCTAAGAGTGTCTTGGATGGTGACCAGTGACAAATTTACCAGTACCTCAGAGCCGTAGTGGTTATGGTTA